ATGCCCCTCACCGATACCGCCGTCCGTAACGCCAAAGCCCAGGAAAAGGACTACTCCCTGAACGACATGGACGGGCTGTCGCTGTTCGTTTCTGCGAAGGGCACCAAGTCCTGGCACTTCCGTTTCTCCTGGCACGGCAAGCAGCCGCGCATATCCCTCGGCATGTACCCAGAGCTCAGCCTTCGCGACGCCCGTGAGGCCCGAGACAAGGCACGCTCGCTGGTGGCCAAGGGCATCGATCCGCGCCTGCAGCGGCGTGCGGAAAGGCATGAAGCAGGTCGATCCGCTGAGTCGACCTTCGCCGCAGTCGCCGAGCGCTGGCAGGAGTTCCGCAACCCGCGATTGACCGCCGGTCGGCAGGGCAGCGTCGCTCAGAGTCGGCGATATCTGGACAAGGACTTGATCCCAGCGCTCGGTAAATTGCCCATCTCGGAGATCACTCGCGCCGATGTTCTGGGCGCCGTCCGTCGGATTGAGCAGCGCGGTGCGCTGGATGTGGCGAAGAAGTGCAGGACCTGGCTGAACCAGATCTTCCGCTTCGCGATAGCAGAGGGGCTTACCGAGTCCAACCCGGCTTCTGACCTGGACATCATGGCCGCGCCGGCGCCCGCGCCACAGCACAACCCGCACCTGAAGCTGAATGAGCTTCCTGAGCTGCTCAGGGCTCTCCGGGCTTATAGCGGGTCGAGCATCACCGCGTCGGGCGTGCGCCTGCTGCTGCTCACCATGGTGCGAACGCAGGAGCTGCGCTTCGCTGAGCGGAAGCAGTTCGACCTCGGCGAGGCGCTGTGGAGCATCCCGCCTGAAGTGGTGAAGCAGCTGCAGGGTAAAGCGAAGGAAGATCGAAACATGCCCGATTACCTGGTGCCGTTGTCGCGCCAGGCCGTTGAGGAGGTTCGTAAGCTGCTGGCCATCGGCGGCAACTACCGCCTGCTGCTGCCCGGGCGCAATGACCCGAACACGCCGATCAGCGAGAACACCCTGAACACTGCGCTCAAGCGCATGGGCTATGAGGGGCGCCTGACCGGCCACGGTATCCGCGGCACGATCTCGACGGCGCTGCATGAGGCTGGCTTCAAGTCGGAGTGGATCGAGGCCCAGCTGGGCCACGCGGACCCGAACAAGGTCCGCGGTGCATACAACCACGCCGAGTACCTGGAGCAGAGGAGGGAGATGATGCAGTGGTGGGCCGACAAGCTCGATGAGCTGGAGCGTCAGGCCTACTGATTGGCTGCGGCCTCCTTCGCTGCCTGCCAGGCGCGCACCTCGTCCTCGCGCCAGGCCACCGCGCGGCGACCAATCTTGCGCTGGCGCGGGAAGCGGCCGGCGGCCATCTCGGTGTAGATGAAGGTTGTGCCCATACCGGTGATCTCCCGCACCTTGGCGATGCGGAGGAAGTTCACCTGGGTCTCGGTGATTGGGGTGGCTTCGACTGCAGACATGGCAGGTCCTCTTCGGTCAGGTATTCGGGGCGTGGTAAAGGCACTGGCAGCGATCAGGATGCTGTCCTGTGCCTCGGCAAATGTTCGGTGTGAGGGCGATCAGCTCCTCCCGGGAGAGGGGCTGCTCCTCAGGCTCGATGGCCGGCAATTGGTCGACCTCGACGATTGGCAGGCCGACCTGTAGGGCGACGCTGCGCTCGAGTACGGTGCCGCGGGAGCTTTGCCAGCCCGGAAGCAGGGCGATCAGGTCGCAGCCGAGCATCTGCCGCAGGGATTGGCGCATGTATGAGTCCCAGTCCGGCTGGGCCGAGTTCTCCGCAGGGTTCTCAACGTGATAGCCCAGAGCCCGGAGGCGGGCGGCCTCGGCGTTGAAGGCGGGGTAGTTGTACTCGGGCAGGCCGGTCATAGGGCCGGCTAGGTAGATGCGTTTCATTCGAGAGGGCTCCTATACTCGACCGACAGACAAGCCGAGGGTTTGGCCATGAAGGCAATGGACGAGAATGAGTTTGTGGAAGCCGTTTTTCGCCTAGCGGCTGAGCAGGGCTTGAAGGTCGAGGAACGCCGCCCAGGGCGAAGCGTCTGCTTCAAGCAGACCAGCAATAAGTGGCTTAGTGAGCAGCACCTGAGGCAGCTGTTCCCCGCAATCCTTGAGAGCGATCTATCGTCGGCGAAGATCAATCAGCTGATTGAGCAAGTTGCACCGGGCCGACCGTGCACCCATGTCGGAATGCGCCAGATCGTAGCCAGGCTCCATGAGATTGGAGGCTGGGCTCCAGGTGTAGAGGTTTAGTCAGGCTTCACTGGGGTGCAGCGCAGGCATTTACACTGGCCGATGCGCTCGCCGGTGGAGCGGCAGTATGTGGGGGCGTTCATGCTGCCACCTTGCTCTGGGCGAGGCCTGCCTGGACAAGTCCTGCCTGCACTGCCAGCACGATGCGCTCCAGGTAGAGATAGTCCGGGTTTGGCTCAGTGGCGTCGCAAGCGAAGTGCCATGGCTCTTCCGTTTCGAAGATTTTGCAGAGCAGATCGGAGTTCCAGTCAATTGCGCGCGCGAGCGAGTCGTCTTTGCTGAGCTCGTCGGTCTGATCAAAGAGCTCGCGGCACTGCTCCTTGTCCAGGTAGCTGAACTCGACGTTGCGGTGGCGCCAGCCCTGGCGGCGGCTGATGATCGTCTTGCGGGCCAGTTCGACCAGGGCCTGGCCGCTGAAGCGGCTCGGACTCAGGCTGCGAGCAAGACAACCGATCAAGTAGTCAGCGCTGCAGTCGCAGAAGAACTGCGCCACGGTGCGGTCGCCCATGCTTCCCCAGTAGGCGGTCCATGAGCTGCCGTAGCACTTGATGATGATCTCACCCTGGAGGGTTTTGTGGCCGCCATGCTCGGCTCGCACGCCCTGGTCTTCGATGATGACGGTCACCGAGTCCAGCTTGTGCGGCTCACCCATCAGGTCGCTGAGGAGCAGCTTGGTGATCTGGGTCTGTTCGATCTTCATGGCTGCTGCTCCTGCACTGGCAGTGCTTTAGGCGTGAACCGGGAGGGCGCCCAGTCGCAGACCTCGTCCTCGGGGATATGGCCGAACATCTGCGTGCAGCGCCTGCAATGAACACAGTCACCGCAGGTCTTGCCTGCCGGCAGATCCATTTCAATGTTTCGGCCATCGCGCTTGTACGGCTTGCGTTCTTCGCTGACGGCCCGGTTTTCAGTGGACATGACTTCTTCCTCGCTAGTGGCATAAAAGTGACTTGTGGGATAGCTTCAAGCGAACAGGAAGCGCTAATTCTTAAGGAGGTATGGTGAGTAACAGGATGATGTACGGCGGCCTTGCGGCGACTGCGTTATATGTGATTGGCGTATGTTCATACTCTTTTTTGAATTGGGGCGATTTTCAGGGGCTTGATCCAAATTCAGTCGGTGATTTTTTGGCAGGCGCGTTTAGCCCGTTGGCATTTCTGTGGCTCGTTCTCGGGTACTTTCAACAGGGTCAAGAGCTTCGCCAAAATAATGAGGCGCTACATTTGCAGGCAAAAGAGTTGAGCGCTTCCGTTGCGCAGCAGGTGAAGATGGTTGAAGCTCAAAGCAAAGAACTACTAAATTACGAGCGGTCTTTAGAGCCGCTATTGAAGCTGAGCTTTGATAATGTGGAGCTCGATAGTGAAGGGGACGATTATTATTCTTTCTCGGTTCATAATCTTGGCGAGTATTGTGAGAATATGTGTGTTGAGTTGGATAATTATTTCAGGCCGTACAATGTTGAGTTTGCGACGATGTTTCGGGATGAGATGCGCGGCTTTTGGATTCAATGTGGATCTGATAGAGAGGAAAGTTTTGGAATTAATATTTCGTATGTGAACAGGAGCGGAGTTCAAGGCGTCCAGAGCTTTTCCTTTGAGGCAGGCGTGTGTGAGGACGGCCCGTACTTCACTGTAAAGAAGAAAGCGTTTCTTAGTTGAGTGAATTTTTCTCTTATGCTTCCTAATGATGCGCTGTTCGTGACTCACAAGGAGAGATGTCGGTTATGTGGCCGCCTGAGCTCACTCCAGAGGAGCCATCTGCTTCCCAAAGCCGCATATCGGCATGTGCGGGATAGGCCTGAAGACGGTGGAGGTTCGCCGGTTGTGTTTCACGTGGCTGATAACGAGGCCTATTACACAGATAAGCAGATAACCGCTTATTTGCTTTGCAGTGATTGCGAGCAGCGTTTCTCAAAGTTCGGAGAGTTACCTGTTTCGAAAATGTGGGCGACGAAAGACGGGTTTCCACTTTTGGAGCGTCTCTCGAAAGACCCTAGAGTTGTATCTGGAAGATCGCTGAATTTCTTTCCCCCGGAAATGCTGGGTGGTGTCGACCTCGCGGCGCTGTTTTACTTTGGTGCAAGCGTTATCTGGCGATCTCATTGGTGGGATTGGGGTAGTCGCTCATCTCCTCATAAGGGGATGCTGGGTGATACCTATGAAAATGAGTTTCGTCGGTTTCTTCTTGGTGAAATATCGAAGCTTTCTAGTGTTAGGCTGTTGGTGGCTCTAAACACTAATTTTGATATGCATGGGATGATTTCGTTCCCCTACTGTGGTCGCCAAGGAATGAGTTATTGCCATCAATTTGATGTGCTTGGAATTCGGTTCTCATTTGTCGTTGGAAAGCATCCAATGCCAGCAGTTGGTGCGCCATTTGACAAGCTTGGTGCAGATACACTGATGGTTAGTGCGGATATGACAAAAACGCAGAACTTCCTTGAGCTTGCGGCCGAAGTACAGAAGATTGAGGTGCGCGGCAAGGCTCGTTGATGGATGCCCGTCTCCGCGCCTCATAGATAAGTTTGTTGAGCGATGGCCGCAGTCACAGTGGGCAATGGCACCATAACCTTGTCGTCCGAAATTTTGCAGTGCCAGGCCTGCTGAAGTCCTTCGCTTTGCTCTCATAGCCTGCGGCATCATGCCCCTGGTCAGGTCGTGGCCCCGCCCTATACTCCGAACCACGCCCGCCGGCCGCGCATCGGGCAAGGATGACGGCCGGGCAGGGTGGCTTTCCTGGCTGCACAAACATTGGTGGCATGAGCCTTGGTTGTGGAGTACGGTCAAGGTGACCGGTATGCAACCGGGGTGAGGAGAGCGGGATGGATCGCATTGACTACCTGGCGCAGTGCGCTCGGTTAGCGAACGACCTCGTGAACCACCTCGAAGCGGTCAGGGTGTTCTTGTCCACTGATCCAAACCTCACTGAAAGAGTCGAGTTTGACCGCCTCTGCCAGCTTCAAGACGAGGCAGCTGCAGCCGGCGGCGCTTGGGCTGCCTACTCCCAAACCTACCGCTCCATCGTCGACTGGCGTCAGGCCTGACGGCCGCGCATCAGGCAAGGGTGGCGACCTGAAAGGGTGGCTTAGGCAGCGGCCTCTCGACTGTAAAGGTCGATCAGGTCCGCGGCATTGGCAGCGATCAGGTCTTCCGCTTCATCCGGGCACACACTGTTTCCGATTAGCCGGATCTGGTCGGTAGCCTTGATGTCCCTCCACTCCAGCTGGCCAGTCTCCTCGTTCAAGAACAGTCCGCGGTCGATGATGTAGTCCGGGCTAAAGCCTTGGGCCAGCTTCAGCTCCTGCGGCTTGAGCATGCGTAGGCTGAAGTCCACCAGCACGTAGGCGCCGAGCAGCACTAGGTCGACCGGCTCCGGGAAGTGCTCCGGCAGGTACTTATGCAGGAACTCGGCGCACAAGCGTGCCTGCTCCATCAGGTGCGGCGGCAGCAGGGTGGCCGGTACGTGGTGCACAGTTACCAGGGCCATGCGGTCCTTAGCGGTCACCGTGCTGGTCGGCTCGCGCAGCGTCAGCGTGTTCTCACCCATGCTGTGGTACTTGATCAGGTACGCACTGGCCAGCCGCTGGTTTGAGCCGCTGCCGCAGATTGTGCTGATCGGGTCCAGAGCATGGCGGCCGTCGCCATCGTAGAAGCCGCCGTTGGCCTGCTCGAAGTGGCAACTCGCCAGGGCATGGTGGCCGCTGCTGGTTGTCGCTGTGCTGAGCGGCTGATGCAGGCCGGCGCCGACCGATCCCTTGCGCAGAGTAACCATCGCGGCACTTACCAGGGCCTGCTCGCCGCGGTTCGCACCGTTGATGGTGCGGGTGGCCTCAGTCATGGGGTAACCGGAGCGGTCGCCATGATGGGTCAGGTGGGTGAGGTGAGCTGCCGACAGAGCGAAATGCCCGCCCTTGACCTGGGCGACCTGCGTGCGCAGGGGCTCATTGACCGCGAACGTGCGCTGGGTGCTGGCGTTGGCGAACTCGGTCAGGTTGGCGGCGGCCAGGGCCTGGTCGCTCAGCGGCACGAAGAACGGGTTGTCGCTCATTACTGTATGCCGCCAGAAGCCTTTGGCTACGCGGCGGTGAGTGTTGTCGACGAGCTTGCGCTTGCGAGTGATCAGGCTCTTGCCAAGGTCGTTGAAGTCGATGCACTCGGCGGCGGTGCGCCAGGCCAGCTGGCCACGCTTCGGCTTCTGGTGCCGCTTTGGCTTGGTCCAGACGATGGGGCGGCCATCGGTACGGCCGATCATAAAGAGGCGCTTGCGGATAGTCGGCGCGCCGGCATTGGCGGCGCGGCGCTCCTGCCATTCCACGTTGCAGCCAAGGCCCTGGACCAAGGCGCTTTTCGGTACCCAGAGTCCGATGGCGTCCATGATCTCTGGGAAGTCGGGATGATCCTCGGCCAGACCTGTACTGAGGCAGGCGACGAAAGCCTGGAAGGTGCGGCCGCGCAAAGCCTTGATCGGCTTGCAGTCGTCGTCGAGTGGGCCCCAGTCCTGGAACTCCTCGACGTTCTCGAGGAAGAACAGTCGCGGGCGGGTGGCATGGACCCAGCGCACCACTACCCAGGCCAGGGAGCGGACACGACGGCTACGCGGCGCGGCGCCTTTCGCCTTGCTGAAGTGGCGGCAATCGGGCGACGCCCACAAGATGCCCACCGGCTGGCCACCGGTAGCCTCCAGCGGGTCAACCTCGAAAACGTCCGTGATGAAGTGGCGCGTCTTCGGGTGGTTCGCTCGGTGGACGGCGATAGCGATGGCGTTGTGGTTGATTGCGATGTCCGGGTCGCGGTAGACCCTGGCGCCGCCGCTGCTGGCGCCGCCGGCGCCGGCAAACAGGTCGACATACAGCTCGCGATTGAACGGCAGCGCTTGCTGCGCCGCCAGGTGAAAGTGCGGGTTGTAGGAGGTCATGCAGCTGGGTCCTTGGTGTCGAGGAAGACGTCCATCTGTGCATCGCCGGCCAGCCAGGCAGCGTCGAGGCGCGCCTGGCCGAGTGCGGCGTACTCAGGGTTCAGTTCGAGGAGTAGCGAGCGGCGGCCTTCCTGCATCGCCACCAGAGCGGTGGTAGCGGCGCCCCCGAATGGATCCAGCACCAGGCCGTCGCGCGGGGTGCCGGCCAGGATGCAGGGGCGGATCAGATCGGGTGGGAAGGTTGCGAAGTGCGCGCCCTTGAAGCTGTGGGTGGATACGGTCCAGACGCTGCGCTTGTTGCGCTCGGTCGGCATGATTGCCAGGGCGCTGTCCATGGATGCGTTGTCCTTCACCCGGACTCTGCCGCGCTCTTCGGCGTCGGTACCGTGGCCCCAGCCGACGCCATTCCCTTTCCTGGCCACCGCTTTCATGTTGCCGTTGGTCTTCGTCCCACCATTGGCTCGCTCGCTGCCAATCTGCGCCGCCACCTCCTGGGCTAGACGTGCATGGGTATTCGGGCTGACAGGTTCGAGAATCGCCTCCTGATCGAAGTAGTAGCGCCGCGACTTGCTCAGAAGAAATATGTATTCGTGGGCCTTGGTGCAGCGGTCGGCGACGCTCTCCGGCATGGGATTCGGCTTTTGCCAGATGATGTCCTGTCGCAAATACCAGCCGTCGTCCTGGAGGGCGAAGGCTAGGCGCCATGGCATACCCATCAGGTCCTTGTGCTTCAAACCGTTGGGTGGGCTCCGGCGGCGACCATGCAGCACAGCTCCGCGCGTGGCGCTCGATACGGTGTCGTGTTTTCCCTTAGAGCCGCCAGGAGCATATCCACCGGCAACAGATGCATAGCTGTCACCCATGTTCACCCAGCAGGTGCCGTCGTTACGGAGCACGCGGCGCACCTCCCGGAACACCTCAACCAACCTGGTGATGAACTCGGCGGGCGTTTCTTCCAGGCCTATCTGGCCGTCGACGCCGTAGTCACGGAGTCCGAAGTAGGGAGGGCTAGTCACGCAGCAATGCACGGACTGGTCAGGCAGCTCGCGGAGCAGCTGCAGGCAGTCGCCGATCAGAATTTGATGGCGAGGGTTCATGCGTACCTCAGAACAGGGCCATCTGCTCGCCCAGGGTGGCCGATGGCGTGGGGATGTAGATCGGGGTGGGCTCCGGCGCTGGCGGCGCGTCGGCCGGGCGCTCGTCCATGGCACTGCCCAGGGCGTAGCCGCGGCGCAGCTTTGTTCCCCAGAGGCCGAGGATGTGAGCCGGCGTGTACCAGTGCTCGCGCTCCTCCAGGGCCAGGGTGTTGCCGAGGATCACCACGGCGGGGATGTGCAGCAGGCTGAACTGCAGGTAGGCCATGTGCACTGCGCGGGAGTCCACGTCTTGGGCAACGACGTGCAGGTGCTGCTGGTAGTTGATCTGCTGGTCCTGCATGGCCTCGGCCATGGCGATGACCATGGCGCCGGCGCCTGCCGCGGGCTCGTTCAGGCGGATGAAGCCGCGCTGCTCGATGCGCTCGCGCAGCTCGGCGCCGTCGCCGACCAGCAGGCGGGCCATCGCCGCGCTCACGGAGTAGGGCGTGAAGAACTGGCCGCGTGCGCTATTGCCCAGCTCCAGCTCGCCGAACACCTTGCCGAGCACGTCGTCGGGCCCGCACTCCAGGGCGCAGACCAGCTCGCCGAGCATCATGGGGAATAGCTTCACCTCGCCCGGCTCGTAGCGCTGAATCAGCCGCATGTAGCGGGCCTCGCGCTCGTCGCGCTGGGCCAGGTCGACGCTGTTGGCCATGGCCAGGGCGGACATCTCGATGAAGTCGCCGAAAACCTCCCAGAGGTGGTGGCGCCGGCTGGCCTGCTCCAGCAGCTTGATCAGGTTTTTGCGGTGCGCGCCCGGGTCTTGGCCGGGCAGCAGCTTGGCTGCAGCGGTCATGGGGTGGTCCAGGCGGTGGAAGGTGGCCGCCCGGAGGCGGATGGTGTTACTTGTCGACGAGATCCAGGTTGGAGGCCTCTCTCGCTCTTTGCTGCTCCTCGCTCAGGAAGCTGCGCGCGACCTTGGCCATGCGCAGCTGCTCCGCCTGGTGCCGAGAGAGGTAGGTGAAGCCGTTCTCTTCGGCGATCAGGTTGAGGCGCTTGCGGTCGATGCCGGTGGCCTTGGATATCTCGGTGAGGGTCATGTGGGCGGCTTTGGCGCGGATGTCGGCGGCGATCTCGTCGCGGGCGCGGCGGAACTTGTCGCCGTGGCCACGGATGGTCGCCATCTGCCGCTCGCGGGAGCGGGCCAGTGCTGCGCGCCGGGGATACTTGGCCGGGTCCAGCTTGGCGGCACAGCCGAGGGCGGCCTGCTGTTCGGCGTGGCTGCGAAAGTGGGGCTGCTGGATCATGCGGCCCCCTGCACGCGGTGGTCGCGCTCCAGCTGAGCGGCCAGCCACTGCGCCTCGCGCAGGGTGCGGCGGAAGCCCAGCACGCGGCCGGTGCCCAGCTCCAAGACGCGCACCATGCCGCGGCCGGTGTCGACCACCTGGGTGCGGTAAGGCTGTTGTGCCGGTGCAGCCCGGCGGGCTTCGAATGCCGCGCGGGCCTGGTGGGCGAGCTGCAGGGTTTGAGCGAGTTCCAGGATGCTTTCCCGGGCCATGGTGAGCATGTTCATGGGGCACCTCGTTTGGTTGCGTGCATAGGTCGCCGCCCTGGCCGGAAGCAGACACTTCCGCAAGGTCAGCCGGCAAAGGCGGCGGCGTATGGATGCTGGTTGGAGGGTGTATCGGGGAGCGGCCTGACCAGCGGCTGGACACCCATGCCGCACCGCCAGCCATGCCGCTCTCCGATCCGCCCTCGCGGTTGGACGGCCTGCTTTTCGCCCCGGCGCAGGTACCGGTGTAGGAGGTGCTGGAAGACCTTGGCTGGAAGCGCTTGCTACCCAGGAAACCACTTGGGACCGCCTGGGATTGCTCTATCGGCCAGCGTGCCGCGACCGCCTCTCGATGGCCGTTCTACCGGCGATCCGCGAGAGGGCGGGTGATTCAGTCGAGCAGGATGTTGGCTTTGCCAGGCTCGCGGATGGCCTTGTGCAGCTCCCGCTGCAGCTGGCCGATGGCCCAGGTGGTGGCGAGGATGGCTGCCTCGCGGCAGCTCGCGCCTTCGACCTCGAAGCCTTCGACGCGAATCTCGCCCTTCGTGACGGTGATGGTTCCGGTGCGCCTGATGCGCATGGGGTCGACGTTGTTCATTGCTCTCTCCAGTTGTGCATCCCGCAGCACCCGCTACGCAGGTGCTCTGGTGATGCTCCCCTGACCAGGCCGCCCTGGGGATCGAGGCGGGGCGCTGTGCGTGCCGGGTCGTTCGCTCGGTTCGGTAACCCTCGGCAGCCGTGGGGTGCTCCCACGTGGGCAGGCTTTCGCGCCTGTCTGCTCGCCGGTCGCCGGTAGAGGCACAGCGGTCTGTTTCATCGGTTTACTGACCTCCCACCGATAGAGCCGGGAGTGACCTAGCCGGCTGGGCCGGTTTAGTCGGGCATGGCGCTGGTTGTTAAAGAGCGGTGGCCTGGTGGCCGGGCCGGTTGTGCCGGTGCGAAATTAATATAAGCATGCTTATTTAGAGAGTCAATAAGCAAGCTTATATATTCAGTTTGCGCACTAACAATTGGGGTATGGATTGAAGCAAGGCGGGGTGATGGAATACTGTATATGCATACAGCAAAAGGAGGGCGTATGGCCAAGCAGAAAGCGCAACAGCAACCCCGTGAACTGACCGCCCTGGAGAAGCTGGGGCTACGGGTGAGCGCGATGATCAACTCGCCGAAGGCGCAGCTGGACAGGCAGGTGACGATTCACCGGATGGACACTGACCCGGACGAGGCCTGGCAGGCGGTGCTGGAATTGCTGATGGAGGAGGATGCGCTGGAGGTGACGCTGAACGACGACGGTTCGGTGACACTGAGGTGGGCGCTGGCCAGGGAGGGTGACCAGGTGGTGGAGGAGGGGGAGCTGTTAGCGGTGGAGGGGGAGGCGCCGTTCTGACGCTTCTTAGCTCAGTCAGCTGTTAAAGCTGCTCGAGTTCTACGGAGGTTTTCCGAGAATGCGGTGAAGGTTTCGGTGAATTTCCTGATCAAGGGATCGTTAGCTGGACGGCCGGGGCGACCTTGCTGTTGAAAATCAGCCCCGGTCATTTCCATTTTCAGATCGAGCGCATGGCGCCAAGCGTCTGCCCAAAGGAGATCGCGATTCCTGTCGCACTCACCTGATAGGGTCTTCAGGTGATGCAGTAGCATAAGCCCCTCCTTGGCTGCTGTTCCCTCTGGGAACAGCCAGTATGCAGCCGCTGTTGTCCTGATTTCGCCCAGCGCAGCTTCAATTGCATCAAGGCGAGCAATCTTATGTGCCAGTTGCTCTCTCTTTTGCGCTGCGTTATCGGTTCGAGACTGCTTGTAAAGCGTCCAGCCGGAAACGATCAGCGCAATCCAGGCAGGGATGTCTCCAAAATCCATAAATTTAGGAGGCCCGAGCACGATCGATGTGAAGCCAAATCTCGTCAATCAAGCTCGGTTCCTCATTCGAGATGAAACGCAGCTTTTGGTGCAACTGCTGAGAGGAAAAGCGACGATTTCTGACCAAGCCACCGAAGGCCTCTTCCAAGAATGAGGATCCATAACCCATTGCCCCATCCAGATCTATCTCAACCACGTCATGCTGCTGCAATAGCGGAATCAAAAGGTCTTCTCGGAAGACCTCGCCGGAAAAGTTGCCGTCAGCACGGTACCTACCCGCTGGGTACTCGCTGAACCGTTCAGTGACTACTAGGCGTGCCACGCTCATTTTCTGCTACCTGCGAAACGGAAAGGGGTATAGACCATTGCACGACGGTGCCCATTATAGAGCGTTTATAGCTCAGTTCGCGGGCATCAGTACTATCCTCCCGATAGTCGAAACGAATGCCACCGGCGTTGCTGTGCACCGTTAACAAACCGCCCAGATCCATCGCTGCGGCGGCAATATTTCTGAGACCTTTCCCTCGATGGTCCTGTTCAGTTCTTGTTCTTCCGATTTCGAAAGCCCTACGAACCATACGCATGTCTTTCTTGCCCTTGGATACAGCAAGGGTAACTAGGTCACCAGCTTCCTCAGACCAGCTACGCGGCAGGCTCCTGGGGATGCCTATACCGAGGTCACAGAAGTTGACATGCAACCAATCGTCCAGGACCTCGGCAAACATCCACCACCTCCTGGCATCAGCTTCGGCGATGCCGCTAAGACGGTCCCCTCGGGCTTCGATGTAGGCGTGGTGGATCGAGTTGTCCATCGCCTCTTCAACGCCTACAACAATTTTTCTGAACGAGCTCGGGATCTGCTTCTTAATACCCTTCAATATGGGGTCAGCTTGGATCGGATCAACCTCTATCCCTGTAGCAAATCGCCAGTGGTAGACATCTCGGTCAGCCTCCGTTACCTCCAGGCGGTGATCCTTTTGGAGAAGCCGCAGTAGGCCAATCTGCTGAAATACCTTCTCGACGTTCTCATCCTTTGGATAGGTGCACGTCAGGTCACATCGCCCATGCAGGCTTCTCACAAGTCGATCAACCTCAGCTACCAGGAGCAGGGTTCCGCAGCTATGGACTTTTTTGGTCCGCTTGAAGTTGATGATTAGCTTCTCGTTTCGAAGGGCTTCCTTCCGGAGGTTCCTCAGAAAGCGTGCCATCTCTAGGTGACACTGTGGACTCAGCAGGGCCAGCTTTTCAGGAGCAAACAGTTCCAAGGGCCTTGGCTTTTTCGTGTTACTTGAGGTGACCCTTTTCTTGACTGGCCGATGGCGCAGGCGTTCGTTCAGTCGGTTGCGTGATGTGCGGATGAGCCTTAGTCGTCCCTTTTCGCTCAATCGCTTCATACGAGCCTCTCCTTGAAGGCCTTGGATGCATGACCCACCACTCAGCTCTATAGCTTCTGGGCGTTCCACACCAGCAGCACCCTGGCATGAATGGCGACCTCGTCGGTGTTGACGACGCGGTCCTTGTGTTTGGGGTTGTCGGAGATCAGCTCCAGCTTGCCATCACCGGCGCTCTGCAGGCGCTTGATGTAGAGCATGCCGTCCCAGGTGATGACGTAAACGCCGTCGCCGATGAAGTCGGTGACGCCGCGGTCGACGATGACCGGGTCTTTGTCCTGGATGGTCGGCGCCATGGACTGGCCCCAGCCGCTGATGATCGCCAGGTTGGCAGGGGAGGTGTAGTCCAGGCCCAGCTTCTCCAGCTGCGGCGCGCTGACCACCACGTTGCGCATGAAGTCGGTGTAGTCGGCCGGCACCTGGCCGTGGCCCATGGAGCCGCGCACGTCGTACTGGGGGATGAGCAGCTCGCCCGGCTTCAGTCGAGAGCCGGAGAAGTCGGCGCTGATGACGTTGCTGCTCTGGACGGCCTCGGCAACTGTTTTCTCTACAGCTTGGGCAATCTGATCGCGCGCAGCCGGTGTCAGGCCTTTGTGCTTGCTCAGCATGGCTAGAACCTGAGCAGCTGCGCTGCTTGTCGCCTCGGCTGCGGCTCCAGCAGAGTCCAGCATCGCCCCCAGCCCATCCGCAAGCCACTCGGGTCTGACGCCACATGCGCTGGCGATGCGGAGAAGGTGAACGCTTTGCAGGTTCTCGCCGCTCTCCAGCTGGGAGATTACGGGCTGAGATACCCCTACACGCACGGCGAGTTCACGCTGAGTCAGGTCAGCGTGCTTTCGTGCGGCTTTCATGCGGTCTTTGAGGGTGTTCATGCCCGCCAATCTATAAGCGGCCTTATGCCCTTGCAAATAAGCCTCCTTATTCTTAATCTATAAGCAAGCTTATCGCTGAGGTTTCTTCATGACCCCCATCCAAAAGCTCGTCGATTACTTCGGCGATCAGACCAAGACGGCCAAAGCCCTGGGCGTGTCTCAGCCAGCGGTCTCCTACTGGCTCGCCGGCACCCACACGATGCTGGCCGAGACCGCATTCAAAGCCGAAGAGCTCACGAAAGGCGCAGTCACCGCCCGGGAGCTGCTCGGAATCAATTCAGCCGCATAGAGCCGACTACCGCGTTCAAGAGGATTGTCGCGGTAGCAAATCAACTGGGCCATGTGAGCTGAGTTTTTCATGGATCCAAGATTGATGGCGCGACGACAACGGCGCCACGGAAAGAGCAGAGAGGTTTTACGAATGGAACAGTTCCTGAGGGCCTGTCACGACGCGGTGAAGGATGCCGAGCCGAAGCGGCTGGCCAGCCAGATGGGGTTGCCGCATGTGAGCCTGCTGCAGCGGGCCAACCCGGATAACGATGCGCACAAGCTGACCATCAACCACCTGTACCAGATCCTGCTGCACACGCAGGACATGCGGCCGCTGGCGGCGCTGGTGGCTGAGTTCGGCTTCACCCTGGTGGCGAAGGAGGGCGCCGAGGCGGTGAACCTCTCCGTTGCAGTGCTGCACATGCATGCCGAGGTGGCTGATGTGACCAAGGCGGTGACCGCCGCGCTGGACGATGGCCGGGTGAGCCAGATGGAGAAGGCGATGATCCGCCGCGAGATCACCGGTGTGCGCGAGAGCCTGGACGTGCTCGAAGCCTCGGTGCAGGTGGCGTGATATGGCCGGTGACTGGATCAAGATGCGTACCGACCTGCTGACAAGCCCGAAGGTTGTCCGCATTGCGTCCGCTTTGAATGCGGACAGATTTCGGATCGTTGGTGGACTGTTGTCCGTTTGGAGTCTCTTCGATGCGCACTCGGCGGACGGATCGCTCAGCGGTTACTCGCTGGATTCGCTCGACGAGCTGGCGGCCTGGCCGGGCTTTGCCGCTGCAATGGCGGCTGTTGGCTGGCTGGTGGATACGGGCGAAAGCCTTGATCTGCCAAGGTTCGAGGCCCACAACGGGGCCTCTGCCAAGCGTAGGGCGCAGGACGCTGACAGGAAGAGGGGCGTCCGTAAGTTGTCCGCTTCTGATGCGGACGAAAAGCGGACTAGAGAAGAGAAGAGAAGAGATAAAGAACAACAACAGGGAGACCCGCCGGAGGACGCTCGCCAGCGCTTCGTGATGGTGGAGACCTGGCGGCCGGACGAGGTGAGCCTGGCCACCCACCTGAAGATGATCGGCGTGGCGCCGGAGCTGGTGACGGATGAGGCGGTGGCCGAGTTCGTGTCGTACTGGCTGACCCGCCCCGATACCGCGAACAACCAGGGCGGTTGGTGCCGCGAGCTGGTGACCTCGATCAAGCGGGCGGGAGTGCGCAGCGCCGCCAAGCCTGCCCCGGCGCCGAAGGGCGGCCGTACCAGCCAGCACACCGACCTGAAATCCCAGAACCTGCGTGACGGCCTGGAGGCCAACCCCGATGGAACCTACTCGCTCTAACCGCCCGCGCTCGCTGGACGACAGCCTGGCGCGCCTGCAGAGATCCGCCGGGATTACTGGTACCGCGCCGGCCAAGTGCCAGGCCCACGGCGACTACATCGCCAGCCAGCTGCGTGAGGGTGTGCTGACCGGTTGCCCGGAGTGTGCGCGGCTGCGCGCTGCTGAGGAGGAGGCCGCCGAGCGCAGCGAGCAGCAGCGGCTGGCAGTGGCTGCGCGGCTGGAGCGGCAGCTGGGCCAGGCCCTGATTCCGCAGCGCTTCAAGACCAAGACGTTTGCCAGCTACCGCGCCTCGAGCGATGGGCAGCGACTGGCCTTGGGCGCCTGCCAGGGCTATGCGGCTGACTTCCCGGAGCACGCTGCCGCTGGCCGCTGCCTGCTGCTGCTCGGCCATGTGGGCAACGGCAAGACGCACCTGGCGGCGGCGATTGCGGCCCAGGTGGTGGAGCAGCACCGGCGCAACGTGCTGTACACGACGGTGGCGCGGGTGTGCCAGCAGGTGAAGGCGAGCTACGGGAAGGACGCGGAGCAGTCTGAGCGGGAGGCGCTGGATATCTTCCGCACGCCTGACTTGCTGATCCTGGACGAAGTGGGGGCGAGCTACGGGACGGACTTCGAGCGCATGGTGATGTTCGAGGTGGTGAACGCCCGCTACGAGGACGTGAAGCCGACCATCGTGATCTCCAACCTGGCCGCGCCGGCGCTCTCCGGCGCCTTGGGCGACCGCACGGTGGACCGTCTGCGCGAGGGCGGCGGCATCGTGGTGGTGTTCGACTGGGCCAGCGCGCGGAAGGAGGTGGACCGTGGTTGAGGCTGGCTTGCAGGAGAGCATCGGCCGGCGCGTGCTGGGGCTGGGCAATGGCGAGCTGGAGCAGATGGCGGCCAAGGCGCTAGGGCTGGTAGTGGCCTGGCGCGAGGACCTGCAGCAGTTCGAGGTGGTGAGCGGCAGCTGGCCGCGGCCGGTGTTCGGCCCGCTGGACAGCGATGCGGATGCCTTCCTGCTGCCGTGCAGGCTGCCGGACATGCCGGTGGGGCTGATCCTGCGGCGCGCACATGCGGCGTTCAACCAGGTGGAGCTGATCCCGGCCTACGTGCGGCGCAACCTGGTGCTGGCTGCTGCTGAGCGTTCGTTGGCGACCGAGGCGGAGCGGGTTGCGTATGGCTGGTGAGCGCCGGCAGGGCGCCCAGGTGCTGCGCACTGTGGGGCAGGTGGTGGGGTGGTGGTGCGAGCGGTTGGAGGTGAACCGCTCGGTGAGTGCGAGCTACAAGGCGACGATGCAGAGCCTGGCGCGCCGGCAGGTGGCGCCGCGGCTGGGCAAGGTGACGCTGAAGCAGCTGGACCGCGCGATGGTGGACGACCAGCTGGTGTGGCCGATGCAGGCGGAGGGGCTTTCCCCGCACACCGCGCACAAGGCCCTGCAGGTGCTGCTGGCGGCGCTGGAGCTGGCGGCGCGGCAGAAGCGCATCGAGCGCAACCCGCTGGCGGGGGTGAGCTTCAAGGACTTCTGGTCCGGAAAGCTGCAGCCGAAGCCGGCCGGGCTGTTGCCGGTGGCGGTGTCGACGCTGCTGCCGAAGCTGTGCGAGGCCTTCGACCGGCAGCCGGTGGTGGTGATGCTGGTGCTGACGATGCTGGCCCAGGGCAACCGCATCGGCGAGACGTGCCTAGCGCGCCGGCAGCACATCAGCCTGATAGACCGGCTGTGGATCTTCCCTGCGCAGAACACGAAGACCGGCGAGGAGCTGGTTGTGCCGCTGACCGAGCAGATGTGCGCGCTGCTGACGCGCTACTGGCAGGCGCTGCCGGCGGCGCGGCAGGGCAGCCCGTGGGTATTCCCGGGGGTGAACGGCAAGCCGTTGAGCGCGAAGCAGGCGAGTGCCCTGATCAAGGAGCTGAGCGGCGGGGAGTGGACGAGCCACGACCTGCGCAAGCTGGCGCGCACGGTGTGGGCGGAGATCGGCATCGACTACCTGGTGGGGGAGATGCTGCTGAACCACTCGATGGGCACGCTGGCGAAGACCTACATCCGCACGACCGCTGACCAGCTCCGCCGGCAGGCGCTGGAGCAGTGGCATGCCTGGCTGGATGCGCACGGTTTTGCCGCTGCGCATGGCCTGAAAAGCGAACAAAGCGGAATTTCCTCGGATGCGGCCTAGCCCAATAGCGGCGGGGCTTGTGGGCGTTTCGGGGATTTCTACCAGAGGAAGATCAGGAAAAGGCGGGGGAGGGTTGAGGCGATGATCTATCCGAGTGTTCTGAGTGCAGTGGTGGCGGCGTTGGCAGCCGAGGCGATGGGTACGGCCACCACGGTGACCTGGCTGGGTAGTGGCGGGCAGAGCAGCCAGCGGGGCATGACCCGGCAGCAGGCCGATTGCTGGGTGCATGCGCGCCTGCACAGCCAGCTGAAGCCGCGGCATTGGCATGCGCTGGTGGCCCGGTACAGCACGCATCGCGGCAAGAAGGTGCAGGCGATCAGCGCCCTGGTGCCGATCGTGGCCACGCCGGCGCCGCACCTGTTCCTGTCGAAGGCGGTGACGGCCTGGGCCATTCCGAAGCTGAAGGGGAAGCAGGGCAAGCGCTCGACCGACCTGATCGTGCTGCCGGACGAGTTCTACAACATGAACCTCTGGGACAACCAGGGCCTGAACCGCAGCACCTACTGGCGCTGGAAGGCTGGCATCGAGGAGGCGCTGGACGAGTGCGTGAAGGTGGGGCTGCAGGAGGCAGAGGTGATCCTGCGTGCCGAGGGTGTGCTGTTTGAGGATGCCGCTTGACTTGCCTGCAACAACGCAACATGATCTTCCCATCCTGTTGATCTTGCGCCTGCAGGATTGACGACCAGACAGAAGCCCAGCCATCGAGCTGGGCTTTTTCGTTTCCGTAGGATCATCGAGGTAGACGCCTCGGACAGGGATTGATCCTTTGATTCACCTCTCATGGTCATCTGGTGGAGCGTGATAGTCTTCGCGCAGCACGGACATCGGTCCAAGGATTCTCACCACAAGGAGCGTTACCCATGAGCATGCGTTTGCTTGCGCGCCTCGCGCTTGTTTCCGCCTCGGTCATTGCTGCTTCTGCAGCAAGCGCCGCGACTAAAACTCAATGCGAGAACATCTCCCGCCCTGCGGGTTATGTGACGATTGAGAGCGGCATTTTGAACGGCAGCTGCCCAACTGGCCGCGCCGTGAAGTACCAGACCCCTGCATCAGGTATGTGGATTCCCAAGCCGCAGGAACTGCATGGCTGGCAGCCGCCATACGTAGTCACCAGCGTGACGAAGGTTGGCACCATCGAGAAGTTCCAGATTCAGCTGGCCAAAGATGGCCTCGCAGCCTGTGCTGCTCCGCCGATTCGACCGTACAACTTCTTCACCAAGCCCAACGGCACCATCGCCGGTTGCACGCCTACCTCTTCTCCGTCGGTTGGCAACTCGGTGAAGTTCTACCAGCACATGTGGGTTGAGTTGGCGCGCCCCGTTGGTAAGCCCGGGGAGCTGCGGGTGAAGCTGAACACCAACTGGACTGCGCCTTCGCGGAACTATGCGGTGAAGACCACTTCCCACCTTAACGGCGGTAGCCAGACGGTGATGAAGACTGGCCTGACTACCACCAAGAACTTCCTGTTGAAGGATGTTGCGCCGGACTTTGTTGCCGATGCGAAGCAGGGCGCGAACTTCACCTTCGTGGTGGAGCTGTTCCAGGGCAGCACCTCCATGGCGAAGTACTCCATCACCGCTACTGGCCAAGAGATGATCAAGAACTGATCTCCTACCTGGTCTAGGGAGCCCGGCACATGCCGGGCTTTTTTGTTTCTGCTCCGCGCAGTTCTCCCAAGGCTGCGCCCTCTGCCCCTCTTGAAGGGGCGTTTTCTTCCTGCCCCACAGCGGGGATATCGAGATGACTCGTATGCCTGACAAAGACCCTTCTTTCTGGGCGGTGGTCATTCTCGCCCTGCGCGAGCACGGATTGGCTGTAGCGCTGGCCTTCTTCCTGAGCTACATCCGCATCCTTTACGACGACAAGGAGCCGAGCCCTGTTCGGCAGCTGCTCGAGGCACTGCTCGGCGCGCTGCTGGTGTTCTTGGTCGGGCTGGCCTCCGAGAAGTTCGGTATGTCGAGCGGTTGGAGCTACGCCGTTGCTGGTTTCGTCGGCGTTCTCGGTGTGAACCAGGTGCGCGCGATGGCCCGGAAATGGGCGGCCAAGAAGGTCGAGGGTGCGTAGTGATCAAGGTGTCGTTCAGTGGTCTGCGCGAGCGCCTGCAGACCCTGGATCGCCTGGAGCGTGAGCAGCTGCCGTTTGCAGCCGCGCTGGCGCTGACCCGCACTGCACAGGTGGTCGCGGGTGATCTGCGCACGCAGATGCAGGTGGTGTTCGACAGGCCTACACCGGCCACCCTCGACAGTCTGTTCATCCAGCCAGCCACCAAGCAGAAGATGGAAGCCCGTGTCTGGATCAAGGATGGTCTCAGCTCAGGCGCTGGCGGCCAGTTGGTCGGCAGGCAGGGGGCATGGGGCAAAGGCAGGGCTGCTATCAAATGGCTGACACCTGAGGTGTTCGGCGGCCCGCGAGACGACAAGGGTATTGAGGCGCTGCTCAGGCGGCGCGGTGTGCTGGGCCAGGGGCAGTACGTGATGCCTGGAGACAAGCTGCCGCTCGACCAGTACGGCAACGTGAGCCGAGGTCAGCTGAGCAAGATCCTCTCGGGCGCCAAGCTGTTCACCCAAGAGGGCTACAGCGCCAACGCCACGGGCAGCAGGCGCAGTCGCGCAAAGGGCAATGGCAACCGCTACTTCGTCATGTACGACAGGAACCGCAAGCCATTCGCTGTGGCTGAGAGAACAAGCACAGGGCGTGCTGGACTGCGCGTCGTGCTGGCCTTCACTGGTCGACCCTCATACCGCAAGGCACTGGACTGGTTCGCCATCGCAGAGCGATCGGCAGAGGCTGCACTACCAATCGAGTTCGAGAAAGCCATGGCTCAGGCGCTGGCTACGAGGCGCGGTCGATAGGCTTGGCCTATGGCTTTGGGTCCTCCCCGGTGGGGTGGCCTATGAGGGTAATTCGAGCCCCGCCTTTCCACTATGTATGAGGTTTTTCCGGAGGTTGGTTGTTGTTTAGTCATGGCCAAGAACGAAACAACCAGGCAGCCGGGATGGTTAAACAAATCCGAGATGGCCAAAAGTCTCGGCATCTCCCCGCAAGCCTTTGAGAAATGGGGCGTCGAACCGATTACCCGCATCGGTCGAGAGGCGTTTTACCGGGTGCAGGATGTGCTGCAAAACCGCGTCGAACATGCTCTGCGGAAGCAACAACCTGACGACCTCGACGGCGAAGGTTCCGATCGCCAGATCGAGAAGGAGCTGCTGAAGGAGCGCCTGAGACTGACAACAGCTCAGGCAGATGCTCAGGAACAGAAGAACCGGGTCAACGAGAAGGTCCTCGTGCCGGTGACGTTTGCCACCTTTGCGCTGGCCAAGATCGCCGCCCAGATCGGCTCGAAACTGGAGACCGTGGGGAAGACCGTGAGCCGTCGGCACCCGGAGATCGATCCGCTGCTGCTGGAAACCATGGAACGGGAGATCGCCCTGGCGCGGAACATCGCCGCGCAGTTCGGCGACTACCTCCCGGAATACCTCGATGAGTATCTCGCAACCCTGGATCCGTGACCTCGGCAAGGCGGTCAGTCTTGGGCTGCAGTCGCTCTACAAAGAGCCCCCGCTGACGGCGGTAGAGTGGGCGGACAAGCATTTCTACATGTCGTCCGAGTCCTCCTACCACGAGGGCAAGTGGACGACAGACCCGTTCCAGGTCGCCATCCTGAACGCGATGGGTAACGACCTGATCGCGGTCGTGAACTTCGTGAAGTCGGCGCGCATCGGCTACACCAAGCTGCTGATGGCCAACATCGGCTACAAGCTGCAGCACAAGCGCCGCAACATCGTGATGTGGAGTCCAACGGACCCAGACGCCGAGGGCATCAGCAAACGCCATGTCGACGGTTTGATCCGCGACGTTCCGGTGATCAAGGAGCTGGCGCCCTGGTTCGGTAAGAAGCACCGGGACAACACGCTTGAGCAGAAGGTCTTCAGCAACCGCAAGAGCTTGTGGATTCGTGGCGGCAAGGCTTCGCGTAACTACCGCGAGCTTTCTGCCGATGAGGCGGTCTACGACGAGCTGTCGAACTTCGACCAGGACATTGAGGGTGAGGGGGACGCCGTCACCCTGGGCGACAAGCGTCTCAACGGCGCGACCTACCCGAAGTCGATTCGAGGATCCACGCCCAAGAAAGCCGAAAGCTGCCAGGTCACCAAGGCCGCCAGCGAGTCGCCCATCCGGCTGCGTTTCCACATTGCATGCCCGCACTGCAAGCAGGAGCAGACCCTGAAGTGGGGCGGAAAGGATTGCGACTATGGGTTGAAGTGGGAGAAGAACGACCTGGGCGAAGCTGTGAAGGCCTGGTACCTCTGCGAGCACTGCAAGTGCTGCTTCTTCCACCCCGACATGGTCGAGGCATCGAAGCAGGGCCGCTGGATCTGCGAAGTCACCGGCGCCTGGACGCGGGACGCCATGGACTGGTTCGACGCACAAGGAGAGCCGATTCGCACGCCGCGCTCCGTGGCCTTCTACTGCTGGGCCATCTACAGCACCTGGAGCACCTGGCTGGCCATTGCCGCCGAGTGGCTGAAGATCAAAGGCGACCGCGAGAAGCTGATCACCTTCACCAACACCACCCTTGGCGAGACCTGGGAAGAGATCCAGGACAAGGTCGACTGGGAAGTGATGTACGGCAGGCGAGAGGTATGGGCTGGCCAGGTGCCGCAACGTGCCGTCGTGTTGACCGGCTTCATCGATACGCAGGATGACCGCTACGAGGGCCGGGTCTGGGCATGGGGGCCGGGCGAAGAAACCTGGCTCGTGCACCGCTTCATCCTGATGGGTGACCCGGCGAGCGAGGAGCTGCGCCGCAAGGTCGGCCTGGAGCTGCGCAGGCAGTTCACTCGCGCCGATGGCCTGGTGATGAAGGTTGACCGGTGGGGTTGGGACTCCGGCGGCCACTACACCGATGAGGTTTATGGCGAGAGCCGAAAGCATGGAGTGCTCTGGGTGGTACCAACCAAGGGCGCCAACGTCTACGGCAAGCCCATAGCCAACATGCCGCGGACCAAGAACAAGAACCACGTCTACCTGACCGAAATCGGTACCGATAACGCCAAAGAGCTGATCTACAGCCGCTACAAGCTGAGCGTAGACACGGCCAAGTCACAGGCAGGCGAGGCTCAGCCAGGCGTGGTGCACCTGCCGGCCAACGACGACATCTGTGACGAGAGCGAGGTGCGCCAACTCACGGCCGAGACCAAAGTCCCGCGCGTGGTTGGCGGCGCCAGGGTGTTTCGCTGGGAGGCCGGGGGCCGCCGCAACGAGGCGCTCGACTGCCTTGTCGGCGCGCTTGCCGCACTGCGCATCAGCCAGCAGCGCTTCGGCCTGGACTTGGACCTGCTGGCCGCCGAGCCGCAACCCGGTGGTGACTGCGCCACCGATGCCGAAAACCGCCCGCGGGCCAAGTCGAAATACTGGAAGCAACGCTGATGGCTTACACCCAAGAGCAATACGAAAAGCTGAAGGCGGCAATCGCTGGTGGTGAGCTCTCCGTGCGCTATGCCGACCGCAGCGTGCAGTACCGGAGCATCGACGAGATGGTCCGCATCCTCAAGCTGATGGAGGCCGACCTGTTCCAGGACAGTGCCGGTAACGTTGGCACGCGCCGCTACACCTCCTTCTCCAAGGGATACTGACATGGGCTGGTTCGATAACCTGTTTCCCGGCTACGCCGCGAAGCGGTCGGAGGCCCGCGTCCGAAAGCTACGTGCCGACGTTGTGGCTTCCGCAATGGAGCGGCGGTTCGAGGGGGCCGCTGGCGGCCGACGTAATGCGGGCTGGCGCGCTCACGGTAGTGACGCGAATGCCGAGATTGGTCCGGCACTGACGCGCCTGCGCAACAGGGCTCGTGACCTGCGTCGTAACAACCCATACGCCGAGCGCGCGGTCTCCGGTATCGCTGACAACGTGGTCGGTGCCGGCATCGTGCCAAGTCCGAAGGCCAAGAGCGGCCGGGCCACCAAACGGCTGGCTGAGCGCTGGGCTGCATGGGGCGAAACTCCAGCCTGCGACGCTGATGGCCTGGAGAACTTCTACGGCCTGCAGCACAAGATCATTGAGGCTGTGGTAGAGGGTGGCGAGATTCTGGTTCGGCGGCGCTGGCGCAAGGCATCAGACAATCTGCCTGTGCCGATGCAGCTGCAGCTGCTGGAAGCCGACTTTCTCGACGAGGGCAAGAACGGCCAGAACGGCGAAAACCTGATCATCCAGGGCGTGGAGTTCGACGGCATCGGACGCCGAGTTGCCTACTGGCTCTTCGATGAGCATCCAGGGTCGTCCGTTGGCATGGTCTCCGCCAACTCGAAGCGAGTGTCGGCGGAAGAGATCATCCACGTTTTCATGCCGCGCCGTCCCGGGCAGGCTCGCGGATTCACCTGGTTTGCGCCGGTGATGCAGCGGCTTCGCAACTTCGACGAGATGGAAGACGCGGTGATGGAGCAGGCCAAGATCGCGGCCTGTTTCGCGGCATTTGTCACCGCGGGCGACCAGGCAGGCAGCAAGCGCGCACCTCTGATCGACCGGCTAGAGCCTGGGATCATCCAGGAACTTGGCCAGGGTGAGGAAGTGCACTTTGGCTCCCCACCGGTGTTCAACGGCTACAGCACTTACTCCTGGCAGGCACTGCACGCGTTTGCCGTAGGGATGGGGGTTCCATACGAACTGGTCACCGGCGACCTGAAGGGCGTGAATTTTTCCAGCGGCCGCATGGGCTGGTTGCACTTCGCACGGCGGGTGGATGTGTGGCAGTGGCGCATGCTGATCCCTCAGCTGTGTGAGCGGGTATGGGGTTGGTTCATGGAGGCTCAGGCGCTTACTTCCGGCGGCGTCCTCGAGGATGCCGGTGCCGAGTGGGTACCGCCGCGCCGCGAGATGGTCGACCCAAAGACCGAGATGGAAACCATCAAGGAGAAGCTGCGGCTTGGCGCACTTACCTGGCCGAACATGCTCCGCGAGCTCGGCATTACCGACCCTGTAGCTCACGCGAAAGCGATCGCGGAAGCCAACGCCATGTTCGACGAGCTCGGCCTGGTGCTCGACAGCGACCCTCGCAAGGTATCCAACGCCGGCCTGACCCAGGCCAGGCCGCAGGGAACCGTTATCCCATCGACGGACGTCGACCCGGCGCCCCCAACTGAAGAGAGCCTGACCGATGACAGTCCTGCAGACGCAGAAGCTTGAGACTCCGATGCTCAGCCTGCGCGCCGCCGTGCGCCCGGGCACCGTGGACATCGAGCAACGCACCGTTGAAATCACCTGGACCACTGGCTCGCGCGGCAAGCGCTGGAGCTGGTCGATCGGCGAGTACCAGGAAGAGCTGGAGGTCAGTGCCGCAGCCATTCGGCTGGAGCGGCTGAACAACGGTGCCCCGTTCCTGAACCTCCACAACCAGTGGGAACTGGACGCGGTGATCGGCGTGGTCGAGCGAGCCTGGCTGGAGGGCTCGGAGGGGCGAGCGATTATCCGCTTCAGCTCCCGCGAGGACGTCGACCCGATCTTCCGTGATGTGAAGGACGGCATCCTGCGCAACATCAGCGTCGGCTACATCGTGCACCGCTATGTGCTGGTGGAAGACGGCGAAGACATGGTGCCCGTCTACCGCGCCGAGGATTGGGAGCCCACCGAGATTTCCCTGGTGCCGGTCGGCTTCGACGACGGCGCCAAGGTTCGCAGCGCCAAGACGCCGGCCGAGTACCAAGGCCAGCGCTACTCCACCGTTTTTGAATCCCGGGAGGCCGACCAGCCTGCCGAGCTACCGGCCGCCGTGGCCACCCCCAACGAGGAAACTGTGATGACCGAAGAAGAGAAACGCGCGGCCGAGGACAAGATCCGCTCCGAAGCCACCGCTGCGGCCACCGCGGCCGAGCGCACCCGCGCCACCACCATCCGCCAGATGGCGGCCAAGGTGGGCCTGCAGGATGCCGCCGACGACATGATCGCCCGCGGCCTGACCGCCGAACAGGCCAGCGTCGAGCTGCTGGAAAAGCTGGCCGAGAACAACGGCAACAGCCGTAGCGCCCAGCCCACCGTGGTGACCGGCGCCGTTGACATGGCTGTGATCACCGCCAAGCGCAACGCCATGCAGAACGCCCTGCTGCACCGCTGCGATCCGAAGGTGAAGCTGGAGGATGCCGCCCGCGAGTTCCGTGGCATGCGCCTGATCGACATGGCGCGCGAGTCCATCGAGTTGGTGGGCGGTAACGCCCGCGGCCTGCTGCCGCAGGAAGTGGCCAAGGCTGCGCTGGGCTGCGACCGGCAGTCCTTCCGCGCCGCCGGCATGCACACCACCAGCGACTTCCCGCTGTTGCTCGGCAGCACCGTCAACCGCACCCTGCGCGCCGCCTACGAGCTGGCTCCGCAGACCTGGCGCCCGCTGGGCCGCCAGACCACTGTGCCGGACTTCCGCGAAATCACCCGCGTGGCCCTGGGCGACATCGCCGCACTGGAGAAGGTCAACGAGCACGGCGAGTACAAGTACGGCACCCTGGGTGAAGAGGGCGCGCCGATCAAGGTCGCCAAGTTCGGCAAGATCATCGCCATTACCTGGGAATCGATCGTCAACGACGACCTGTCGGCGCTGACCCGCATCCCGCAGGCGCTCGGCGCCGCTGCTGCCCAGACCGAGTCCGACCTCATCTGGAACCTGCTGCTGAGCAATCCGGACTTCGTGGACGGCACCGACATTTTCCACGCTGACCACGGCAACCTGGCCTCCGCTGGTGGTGCCATCAACACCACCACCCTGGCCGCTGCCCGCGCGGCCATGCGCAAGCAGAAGTCCAAGGCCGGCCACTTCCTCAACCTGGGGCCGGAGTTCCTGGTGGTTGGCCCGGACAAAGAGCTGGAGGCGTACCAGTTCACCAGCTCCAACTACGTGCCGGCCAAGAACGCCGACATCAACGATAGCCGCAACGCCGCGCTGACCGTGATCGTTGATGCCCGCATCACCGGCAACCAGTGGTACCTGTACGCCGCTCCGGGCGTCGTGGACACCTTCGAGTACGCCTACCTGGAAGGCGAGCAGGGCGTTTTCACCGAAACCCGCGAGGGCTTCGAGGTGGACGGCCTGGAGATCAAGGCCCGCCTGGTGTTCGGCGGAGCCTGGATCGACTACCGCGGCGCCTACAAGAACCCGGGCGCCTGATCGCCGCACACCGACTCTGAGGGCGCCTGATGGCGCCCTCGGTGTTTCTGCATCCCCCATTCGAGGAACGCACCATGAAGAACTTCGTTAAGCACGGCGATATGGTCACCATTATCGCCGCAGCCGCCATCGCCTCCGGCGACCTGATCCGCGCCGGCAGTCTGCTCGGCGTGGCTGCCACCAGCGCCGCCACCGGCGAAGAGGTGGAGCTTAAAACCACCGGCGTGTTCGATCTTCCCAAGACCAGCGCCCAGGCCTGGACCGTCGGCCAACCGATCTACGCCGTTGCAGCTACCAACCTTCTCACCAACGTCGCCGGCACCGGGAACTACCTGGTCGGCGTGGCTGTGGCGGCTGCCGCTAACCCGTCCTCCACCGGCCGCGTGCGCCTCAACGGTTCGCTCGGCCACCCGGTAACGGCCTAAGACATGGGCTGGGCCGAAATGCGTGACCGCATGCACGAGCGTGTGGTCGCGTGCCTGAGCGACGGCTGCGCGGATTACCAGGGCCAGAATGGCACGCTGGTGTTTCAGGGGCTCACGGTGATCATCGACCGCAACCTGATGCAGGCCGGCCCTGATGGCATGTTTCCCTCTGACTCGGTGGGTGTGAGCTGGCGCAAAAGCCAACTCGCTGCCGCTGAGCGGGGTGGTGTCTTCACCTTCTCCGGTGAGCGCCTGGTCGTTGAGCAGATCATCGCCGACGACGGCCACATGGTCACCGCTGCCTGCATGGTGCAGCCATGAGCAACGTCATCACTGAAGTGCGCCAGGCGCTGATTGCCCGGCTGGAGACCATCCGTACTAGCAGCGGCTACCGAACGGATATCGGCGGCCTGGTGAAGGCCGGCTGGTTCAGTGAGATCACCAAGGCCGATTCCGTGCCGGCCACCGGCATGGTGGTTGTGCAGCGCGCCAAGGGCAAGGAGCCCAAAGGCGGCGGCAATGCGTTGCGGATGCTGACCGGCTTCACCGTCATCGGTGCCGTCACGGCGGGGCTGGATGGCTATGAAGAGGCGATCGAGGACATCGAGCTGGACTTGCTCCAGTGCCTGACGCCGACCGAGGGCGTGCCTCCAGAGTGGCTGCCGAAGATGGCGCCGAACCTCACTGTTGGGGCCCCCGAACCTGTACCGCCCGGCGAGGGCCTGCCGGCCGCCACCGTGCTGATCCCCATCCACATCATCACCTTCGTCGACTCCATCGACTACTGAGGGCACTACCATGCCGAAAGTCAAAGAAACCGCCCTGATCGGCGGTCGCTTCAAATTGGGTAATGCCGGTGGCCGCGCGCCGACCGACTTCATCGGCCTCGTCTCTACCGCCCAGGAGCAGATCGAGCAGACCGAGATTCGCCTGCAAGACACCACCACTCCACAGGGTGGTACCTACGACACCTTTGCTCGGGTGGACCGCTTCTTCCTCACTCTGGCGCTGCGCGAGATCAACTCCCGCAACCTGGCCAATGCCCTGTATGCCGACATCTCCGAAGTGCCAAGCACCGCGGTAACCGGTGAGGAGGTCGTGCTCGGGGTTGGCCAGACCACCGCCCTGGCCCTGATGCCGCTGGAAATCACCAAGGTGGCCATCGGTGGCACTGAGTACGACGAGGACATCGACTGGCGCATCACCGGCGCCGGTATCGAGGTCATCGAGGACAGTGATCTGGCCGACTTCATCACCACCCAGCTGAGCAGCAAAACTGCCAGCACCACTCCGAAGGCCGGCGGCAACACCGGTAATGGCACCATGGGCGCTGTCACCGTGACTTCTGCTCCCGTCGGTGCTTACACCGTCAGCTTTACCAGCAGCACGGCCTTCAATGTCACCGGCCCGGGCGGCGCGGTTGGCACTGGTACTGCCGGCACTCCGTTCAGCACTGGCGGCCTGAGCTTCACCATTACCGCTGGCGCGACGCCTTTTGCTGCCGGTGATGGCTTCTCGATCACCGTGGTGCAGGCAACCGAGGTTGTGGCCGAGGTGGATTACACCAGCGCCACCTTCGACGAGATCGAGCTGCTGACCAACTCCGGCCAGGAGTGGTACCTGCTGTTCGAAGGTGCCAACGCCGTGGGTGAGAAGGGCAAGTTCAACGCCCACTACTGGCGTGTGAAGTTCAGCCCGACCGAGAGTCGCGATGTGCTCGGCAACGAGGACTTCATGAACATGACCGTACGCGCCGAGGTGCTCCGCGAGGACTCCCGCGCCACCGGCGATGCCAAGTCCGCCTACGGCAAGCTGCAGAAACAGCGGATCGCGTGACGCTGAATGAAGAAGCCCGCAGGTTGGCGGGCTTCTGGTCGAGCCATAGCCCAGCCAGGCTGGGTTTTGCTGCCGGCTGTTGCTAGAGTCCTACCCAGCCACAGGGAGGACTTCATATGCAGCTAATGGCGAGCGGGCTGATTGTTGTTATCAGTACTGTCCTGGCGAGCACAGCGAGTGCAGCCTCAATGTATAAGTGCGTCGGTGAGAATGGGAGAGCAGCGTTTTCTGACAAGCCCTGTTCCCCGGAAGCTGAGGTCATTACCGTTGAGGACGTCCGCATAGGGACCAACATGGCCCCTTCCAAAGTAGCTGAGGCGCAGAGTGACCTTGACAGTGCCAAGCGAGAACAGCGGGCTACTTCAAGGCGCTATGAGCAGGCTCAACAGGAGTTGGCAACTGCTCCATGCCGTGCTTTTAGCTCTTCGGAAGTCCGCACGCTGACGATACGTAAGCAAATATCTGTGGGGATGAAGCGCGCTGATGCGCTCCGCGCGTGGGGTTCGCCGACTCGCGTTAACGGATCTCAGCATGCGTACCATTGGGACAATGGCTCTTCTTCTTTCTTTTATGTGAAGAACGGTTGTGTCAGCACCGTTCAAGGTAGCTTCATGGGGCAGTAGTGCTCCGTTTTTCCCTAAACCCGCTTCGGCGGGTTTTTTATTGTCCGGAGTTCCTATGAGTGACGCAGCAGGCAAAGCGATTGTTTCGCTTGGCGGGAAAGACTTCATCGTGCGCGAGCTCTCGGTGGCACAGCTGCGTTCAATGATGGGCTCCCGCGCAGAGTACGAGCTGCTCAGACATGAGCTGTTCGAGGATATCTACCTGACGGACCTTCCAAGCTTCGTTAATGCTGCCTTGGCGGATATTGAAGCGCTTCTCCCTTCGCAGATCGAAGAGCTGATCGCCAAGGTCAAGGAGATGAATCCGCATTTTTTCCAGCTGCTGGCGCGGCTGAAGGGCATGGCGGCGCCAGTTCAGTAGGCCTGGTTTCCCAACTCGACAAGGCAATCTGTGCGCTTGTCGTTGCTGGGCACCAGGGCGTGCTCGACTATCCGTGGTCGCTTTTTGTTCGCGCACTCAAGGGGTAAGACATGTCTGATGTAGAGCTGCGGCTGACAGCGGATCTCGACCAGGCACTCAAACAGGTGCGTGGGTTCAGCAAGGAATATGCTGGCCTGGTAGGGCAGATAGAAAAACCGCTTCGGCAGACCAACTTCGCCCGTGGTCTAGAGCGTGAACTTGAGAGCAGCGGGAAGGCAATTCAGGCAGCTAAGGCGCGACTGTCGGAGCTGCAGCGCGAGCTGATCAACACTGATAACCCCACTGAGCGTCTTAAAGAGTCCTTCAAGGCTGCTACCAGAGAGCTTCAGCGTCTGGAACGTGTTGAGGCGGCCCAGGTTGGCCAGCTTTCGCGGGTGCGAGCTGAACTACGGGGCGCTGGAGTAGACACAACTCGCTTGGCAGCTGAACAGCGCCGATTGAGCGCCGAGATGGCGAAGGGGTTGAGTGCTGGCCGCGCTGATGCTGCAGCGCGAGGGCTCCGTGAACGCGCCGCTGCGCTCAAACAGCAATCCATTGCCCAGCGGCAGGCAAACCTCGAGGCGGCCCGCGCGACCTTTGGCATTACACAGGCGCGCGCTGCCAAGCAGGAGTTGGTGAGCCTGCGGCAGCAGTTCGAGCTTTTGAAGAGCCGGGGCGGTTTGACCACCCAAGAGCTGGCAATGGCACAGCGGCAGCTGAAGCACCGTATTGCGGAGACCAAGCGAGAGCTCAAATCACTGCAAGGTGGCTTCAGTATGGATATTGGTGCCGCCGCCGGCGGTGGCGGGAAGGGCGGAGCGGCCGCCGCTGCTGCTGTTGCTGCCGCTGCTGCTGCGGGAGCCGCTGCTACACAGGTGGCCCAGGGCGCTGATGAAGTTGGGCGCCTGGACACTCGTTTGAAGCTTGCCACCAAATCCCAGGAAGAGTTCAACAGGGCGCAGTTCGAACTCGATCGTATCGCCGACGAGACGCAAGGGGATATCTCCGGGCTGGTCGGCCTTTACAGCCGTTTGCAGCGCCCGCTCCGCGACGTTGGGATGGGGCAGAAGGAGACGCTTGAGACCATCGAGGCCGTGTCTCTGGCGATGAAGATTGGCGGCACATCCGCCGAGGAGTCCTCAGCTGCAATCCAGCAGCTTTCGCAGGCGCTTGCAAGCGGTACCCTGAGAGGAGACGAGTTCAACTCCGTACTTGAGCAGTCCGATCGAGTGGCTGGCGCGCTTGCCGATGAGTTCGGCGTGACCATTGGCCAGCTGCGGGAAATGGCCTCGCAAGGCCAGATTACTACCGAGGCTATCGTTAAGGCCTTTGGTAACCAGCTGCCCAAGCTGCGGCAGGAGTTCGCGCAGTTTTCCCCCGAGTTGACCACTGCCATTTCTCGGGCCGGAACCGAGCTGAAGCGCTATTGGGGGCGGCAAGCGAAGGAGTCTGGCGTTACCGACTATTTTGCCTCCGTGATTAACGATTACGCGAAGGGGGTCAATCAGGTCGCCCAGGCCGAGCAGCAGTCCTACGATTCTCGCGCGGAGAGCCTGCGCTCGCACAATGCAGAAATGGTGGACTTGCAGAAACAAGCCTCTGTGGCTCGCAAGGCCGCGCTTGATGAGCAGGTACGAAACACTGAGACGGCCCTGAAGAAGCAGGTCGAGGCTGAGCGGAAAGCCGCGAGCGAGCTGGCTAAGGCCAAGCAGGCGCAGCTGGAAACTCAGCAGCGTTATAAGGCCGCCTTGGCCGGTTTGAACAGCAGCGGGCAGGGAGCCGATCCCAGCTTCGGCCAGGCGTCTGCCCTGAAAGTTGGCGCCCGCCAGGCCTTGGAGAACGGTGACGTTGAAGAGGCGAAGCGGCAGGCCCAGGCCGCGCTTGAGATCCTGCAGCAGCTGGCCCAGGCTGGTGAGAACACCTATGGCTTTGCAGGTGTGATCAAGGAACTTCAGTCCATTGAGCAGTCCGCCGACGGCAAGAAAGTGGACGAGGCCCAGGCCAAGCTGGACAAGGCGAAAGAGGCTGCCGCTCAAACCAAGGCGGCGCTTGAGGAGCTGAAGGACATCAAGGTGCAGCCCACCCTGGATGCCGATGCGCAGCAGGCGCTGCTGGATCAGATGGCGAGACTGGCCGATCAGGCCAAGATCATCATGACGATCCCGGTGACCTACCAGCAGGGCGACTTCGACCCTGTTTCCGGCGACTACATCCTGCAGCAGCCCAACCTGGAACCGCCCGGCTTTGCCGATGGCGGCTGGACCGGCGCCGGCGGGAAGTATCAGCCGGCCGGCCTGGTGCACCGCGGTGAACACGTGCAGCCGCAGGAGGTAGTGCGCGAGCCGGGGGCGCTGCCATTCCTGGAGCAGATCCGCCGCAATGGCTTCCGCAACACCGTGTCCAGCCTGCGTGACCGGCTGGCGGCCGGCTTGCCCGGCTTCGCGGAGGGTGGCCTTGTTGGGCCGCGCGCCCTGCCGGCCATGCCGCCGATTCCGCAGAACCTGCTGCAGGGGGGCGGTGGAAGCGAAAGCCTGGGCACCTTGGTGCTGCAGCTTGGCGGCCAGCAGTTCTCGGTGCAGGCGCCGCGCAGCACTGCGGAGGAACTGAGCCGAACCGCCAGAAAGTTGGGCGGCACACGCCGCTGATCACAGCCCGCTTCGGCGGGCTTTCTTTTGCCCGGAGTTTCTATGTCCCTACCGCGAGTGATGCTCGGCGGCGTCGAGATCGTTGTGCACGCCGGCGTGCCGGAGCAGGCAGACGCACCTGTGGTGGCAGAAACCATCATCCGCATGGGGCAGGGGGGCGGGGTAAAGCTCACCCACTTCCGCAAAGCGGGTGGGACCATCAGTGGCCAGGGCTGGATGCCGCCAGGCATGGATGGCCTCGACTATGGCCAACCGCTGGAGCTGCGCTTGACCAAGCAGCAAAGCATCACGCAGGCCAGCCACCTCGGGATCACCCTCACCAGCACACCGCGTCCAGACATGGCGCCTTGGGCTCAGGCCCTGGTCGGTCGTGACTGGGTGCCGACGCCTATGTCGCTGTCAGGCCTGGCTGCGACCGTGGTTCCTGTGCCCGGCGCCAAAATGTACAGCGTGCAGTGGATGCCCCGCTACTGGGTTTTCGCGCAGCGCCCTGTCCAGCAGATGAATCCGGGTGATCCTTCTCGACCACACAGTTGGTCGATTCCGTGGGAGGAGGTCTGATGCAGGTCGGTATCGATGCACTCAACACCTCCGCCCTGAACGATTCCTCCGGTGCCGGCAGCCCGCCAACGCCGCAGCTGATCCCGACCGGCGTTGCATTCACCTGGCGTGATCAGGTGCTGATCAACGGCTTCGACGTGAGCAGTGTCATCACCGGCGAGGTGGAGGTGGACCGCGAGCGCGGCGCCGCCGGCATTGCCGACTTCGCCCTGTTCATGAGCGAGGACCCGAACCCGCAGGAGTGGGTAGGGCGCCAAGTGATCATCAACTACCTGAGCACCGGCGACGGGGCATCCACCAGTGCGCGGCTGTTCACGGGCAGCATCGAGTCGACTACCTGGGACCCGCTCACCCGCCAGTTGGCCTGCGCCTGCAGTGATCGCCTGCAGCAGCGCGTCGAGCGCCTGAGCGTCGCCCAGGTCGATGCGCTGACGCCGTGCTACTGGTCGGCGGATGTCTTCGAGCCTGCCTCGGGGCGCAGCCGCTGGGAGTATGCCGAGGAGCGGCTGAGCACCCTGCGCGCGAGCCTGGACTGTGATGCCTATGGTGCGCTGCGGCTGACGTCCTGGTATGCCGGCCCGGTGGAGTATGTGTTCGGGCCGGATACCACGGTGTACCAGAGCGTGGCAGTGAGCTACGCCGACCTGGGCACGCTGACCAACGTGGTGGAGATCGAGGCCGACTACCGCTATCCGCGGCTGCGGCAGAACGTCACCACCTTTGTGTGGGATCACCCAGGCAACGATGGGTCGAGCGGCATCCGGGGCTTCTGCTCTTGGCGCCCCGAGTCCACCGAGCTGCCGGATGTGGAGATGATCCGCTCGGCCACCTCCAGCGCCGGGTTGGTAATGGTGAACGCCACATTCGACCGCCTGCCGCCGAGTGACGGCAACCCCTGCGGCGACGGCAACCCCTGGATCAACACCTACACCGAGTTGCTGCTGGGCGCGGTCTGGGGCGGCGCGCGCCGTTGGGTGCAGAGCGTCACCGAGCAATACCAGCTGCGGGTCGAGGCGCCGTCCAGCATCGCTGATGTCGGCGAGGTCTTCGCCCGCGAGGGCTCGGCTGTCGAGATCGAGAGCGACCGGGCTGAGCGCTGGGAGCAGGGCCTGCGGGAACAGTCCGATGGCGGCCTGGTGGTGGGTGGCTACGAGACCGAAGACGAGGACTTGAGGGCAGAGGAGCGGCGGCAGCTGTTCCTGCGCTGCCTGCTCAATCAGGCGGCCACCACCATCGTCAGGGCGCACAACGCCACTGAGCTGAGCTGGGATGTGCCCACCAGTCTGGTGATGGAGTTGGACCTGGGCCAAACCCTGAGGCTTGCCGATCAGGGGGTGGTCGGTGTCGGCCGGTGCAGCCGGCTGCAGCACCGCCTGGACAAGCAGGCCGGCGCAGCGCTGACCACCATCACCATCTCGGTGATGCGCGGTGGTGGTGCGGTGAATGACCCGCTCACACCGCCGCCGCCTCCGGCAGAGCCGCCGCCTGGTGGTGGCGGTGTAGGGCCAAGCCCGGGCCTGGCTACGCAGCTCGGCGGCCGTGACGACAGTGGCACCTACGACGATGAGCTGGATGGGTTCAGCGGCAACTACGACAACTTCGACAACAGCTACGAGCGCTTCCCGCGCCGATTCAGCCTCACGGCCCCTGAGATACCGTCCGCGATGGTGGATGAGCAGATCGTGCCGGTGGGTCAGACCTACCGCATTGCCATTCCCAATGACCCCCTGGAGCTATAGCCAATGAGCAGTCTTGGTGACGAGCGCCGCGCGCTTGGCCGCGCCCTGGTGCAGCAGCGTACTGGCAGGAGCACTGTCGATGCGCTCAATCGCGTGGTGGGGCGCCAGAAGGCGAAGAAGACCCTCAAGCTGCTGGACCCGCGCGGCGCCCTTGTGGCGCAGCGTGGGCGCTCTGACTACACCGATACCCGGCCCAATCAGGCTGGCGGTACCGGTGTGGCCTGGCCGCTGGTCGAATCGGACTACGACGCGCGGACCTACCACGCCAGTGGGCTGGCCAGCAGCGATGGGCTCTTCATGATCCCTGCTATCGACAAGCTGGTGCTGACCGACGCAGAGGGCAGGACGGGCGAGGTCCGGCTGGCTGAGCCGCCGGCGCCGACGCCATGACCGGGCGCGTACTGGTGTGGCCGTGGCATGGCCGTCTGCAGAACGGGCAGATCAGGTTGGCCAACGGTAGTTTCAGGATGCATCCCCAGCCGCAGAACAGTGAGGTGACCCTCAACCTGTTCGGGCCCGGGGATACCCACCACATCAAGGTGGGCGGCATTGAACCGATCACCACAGCCGAGGCTGCCCTGGCGCCGCCCGGCGGGCAGTGGTGGGCCGGCGAGGCGCTGCTCAGCGGCACCATGCTCTACGGGAAGTCGCTCGATGGCTGGATCTACCAGGGGCCCGGGTATTCACGCTGGTGGGTGAAAATCCAGGGTGTGAGCGTGGGTACCAGCGCTACCACTGGCACCTTCCGTGTTCGGCGCTTTGGGGTGTTTGGCGGTGAGCCGGATACCCGCAACTTCAACTTCACGCTCAGCGCCGGGCGTTGCCCGCCCGCTGAGGCTGCCCGCATCGGTGCGGACCTCGGCGGCAGCAACGTGGGATACCTCAGGCTGCATGCCGTGAGCGAGACCGGGCGCACGGCTGTGCTCGCACTGGTGACACGCAACACCGGGCCGAGCAATGACCGCCGCCCCCGGGCCTACCGCTTTTTCCTGGCCCGCGTCAGCGGTGACGGCGAGAGCCTGGCCGTCAGCATGTCAGAGCTATACGGCATCGACGATATCGCGCCGCAGCCAGCCCCCCAGCCGGATCGCGGCTTTGTCCGGCTGAAGGCGTCAGTTGCCGAGGAGACCGGCCGAGAGCCCTACCTGCAGAACGGCGAGATAGTCGCCTACGACGTGACCTACACCCTGGACAGTGACTCCGGCTTCGAGGTGACCACCACGCCTACGGCTTTCACGGTACCGGGCATCTACACCGATGAGCGGCGGGTCATGCTGCAGGTGAGGTTGAGCGGGGAGACGCCAGTGCCGGTCTATGCCACGGCCAAGTACACCTGCACGGTGCCGTGGCCGACCTTGCAATGGGTCACCTCGCGTGAGCGCACGCGGCGCGAATGGCTGACTGGCGGGGTGGGCACGCTCGAAGAGGCGAAGATCAGCCTGACCGGCAGCGTAACGGTGACGGCGCAGGTGGAGTTCTCGGTGGGCGACTGGGTTGATCAGGTGGTTGTCACCTGCTCCAGCTCCGTGGATACGGGCGAGTATGTGTTCGGTTCCACCATGCCAACCGAGGCGGTGGACAACAGCTACGTCGCCACCGGCCTGGCGGGCACTATGTCCCTGGTGGTGCCCAACCTGCCGTTGCAGTACCTGGGGCCGGTGCTCTTCGGCGGGTTCGCCTGGGGTTCCGATACCCGACAGCCTGGGTTCAATACCAGCGTTGGCGTGCCAGGACAGTTGCCCGCTGTGCGCAACTACCTGCTGCGGCTCGATCTGCTCAGCAACAACCTGGTGGCCGTTTCCGGGCGTATCGACACCGGGCCGCAGTCCTACATCAACGCGATCGCCGCCGGGAGTGCGGTGCCCTACAGCGGTGCCTATCCCGCTGGGGGGCTGTCTGCCTTTGGCAGCTACAACCCCGTCACCGGCGACGTTGAAATCGCCTCAACCCCTGTGAACTGGATCTAGTGACCATGCAGCGATTCGTTAACAACTGGTCCACCACGCTCCTGGCACCGCTGCTTGCTGGTGACTCGGAGCTGTCTGTTTCCGCCGCTATGGCTGCCAAGGTGGCCGCGTGCCTGCTGGAGCCCGGCGACTATCTCGACCTCACCATCAGCCCGGAGGGCGCCGCCCCGGAGATCATCCGGATCACCGGCGCCGGCACGGGAGTGCTGGCGATCGGCGGGCGAGGGCGCGAGGGTACAGCCACACCCAGCAGCTGGCCGGCGGGGACCGTGGTGCGCTGCACCGTCACCGCTGGTTTTTTGCATGGCCTACAGTCGGCGCCATCGGTTGGTGGCGGTAGTCGGTCGGTAGTGGTGATCAGTTTGGGTGAGCTGGTGGTGCCGGCAGACGCGGGGCTATTGATCGGCGGTGGTTATGCGACCGACAGCAGTCAGGTGACGCTGCCAGTGCCCGATAGCGATCAGGTGCTGACCATTGATCTGCAGCTGTACCAGACAGCCGAGAGCCCTGGCGATCCGGCCTACGAGCTGCAGCTCACGCTGCCAGGCGGTGTGGTGGGCGAAGTGCAGGTGCCTAGTGCCACCGCCAGTGCCACCTCAGCGACGCTGACGCTTAGTAACATCACCACGCTGACCTTTTGCCGGCTGCTCATCAGCAACATTGGCGGCACGTTGCAGTTTGACCTGGCCGCCTACTCACCCTCTATCGCGGCATCGATTCCTTCCTGATCTGGAGACAGCCAGCCATGCAGCCGGCCCGCCAAGACCTGCCCGTTGTTCCGGGCACAACCTACCGCGACACCGTGCGGCTGATGCAGCCGGACTACGCCTACAAGCTGATCACGCAGATCAGCGGCGCGCCTGCCGTGTTGTCCGTGCCGCTGCATGGCCTGGCCGGCGACTGGCCCGTGTGGGTGCGTGGTGTGTCCGGCCTGCCGGCCATCAACCGGGAGCCGCCGAACGCGCTGCCGCACCGCGCCAAGCGCCTGGATGCGAACGCGCTGGAGGTGAACGCAGTTTCTGCCGAGGGCGCCCGCCCCGAGGGTGGCCAGCTGATCTACCGCCTGCCGGTTGATATCTCGGCGGCTGAGGTGCGCATGCGTTTCAGCGGCCTGCAGGGAGACGACCTGGTGCTGGAGATCGGCTCCGGCCTGGAGCGGCCCGCCCCCGGCACCGTTACGCGGGCGCTGACGCCCGAGCAGACGGTGCTGCTGGTGGGCGATTGGCGGTACACCTTCGAGGTGGAGTTCGCTGACGGCACGATCACCCGCTACTTCGAGGGCGGCCCGGCGAAAGCGGGGGCCTGTCATGGATGAGGGGGCCTACCTGGCCACGCTGGAGTTCACCAATAGCGAGACCGCCGAAGTCGAGCGCGAGTACCTGGTGAGTCTGCAGCAGCAGGAGTTGGTGCTGGTAGAGCAGGGCAGCCAAGGCCCGCCCGGCCCGCCCGGCGAAGGTGCTGCCGCCTGGCAGCAGAAAGATTGGTGAACCACTACTGCAGGAACCCGCTATGGCCCTGGTCAAATTCTACAAAGTCACCTCGCTGCCCAGCACGCTGGAGCCGGACAGCCTCTATTTCGTCCTCAACTCGGGGTATACCGAGTCCTACCTGACCAACGCCGCCGGCGAGGCCAAGGCGATCGGCAACAGCGCCATGATCAACGCGCTGATCGCCGATGCCCTCAGCAGCCTGCCGTCCTCGGGCGCGCCTGTGCTGTATGCCGCCGACATCGCCGCGCGCGATGCGCTGGAGCCCAGCCTGGCGCAGGCGGTGTTCGTGCTGGTGGCTGATGCCACCGATGACCCGACCGTGAACGCGGGCGCGGCCATGTACGCCTGGAACCCGTCGACCAGCACCTGGATCAAGGTGGCCGAATACGAATCCATGGACGTGACGGTGACCTGGGCCTCGATTGTCGGCGGCCCCAGCTCGACGCCGGCACAGATCGACAGCGCCGTGTCGGCATCGCACACGCATGCCAACAAGGCCACGCTGGACAAGCTGAGCGAGAGCGGCGGTCTGCTGCGCTTCGAGGGGAGCCCCATTCCCTCGGAGTGGGCATCGAGCAACTGGTGACCCATGGCGACCATCAGGCACCACAAGGTGGTGGCCGCTCTGCCGGCCGTGCTGGAGCCGAACTCTATCTACCTGGTTCGTGTTGGGGTCGGGTATGAGCAGTTCGTCACCAACGGCAGCGGCACGGTGGTGGCCTATCCGCTGAACATGCCCCGGGCCGTGCCGTTCTGGCTGAGCGACGGCACCCGCGAGGACATTCCCCTGACAACCAATGGCGAGCTGCCGTTCTGGCTGAGCGACGGCACGCCCGCGAATATTCCGGTGGTGACCAGTGGCTGAGAAGAAACCAGTCAAGAAGCTGCCTGGCGGGCTTGGCGAGATGGAGTCGGGTGACAAGGTGCACAGCGACGTCATCGATCCGTGGGCATGCCAGCCGATCGGTGTGCCTGTACCGGTTTTCACGCACATCACCGGCGTGAGTGTGCCGCCCACCGACCGCAGCTATCGCTACATCAAGCTGTCCGCCTCTGACAGCTACAACAGCGGCGTGCTCACCAGCGAGAGCGTGAGTGGTTCGGCGCCCCTGGTGCTGGCCAGTGCCGTGGTGAGCCTGAGCGGGAGCCCAATCGATGGGCAGACGGTCCAGCTGATCAATACCGAGCGCCGTGCCCTGCGTGCGGGGAGCCCAGGAACGCTGCAAGACGATGCCATGCAGGGTCACCACCATGTTCAGTCAATTTCTCGGGCGACTACCGCCGGTACCACGGCATCCATCGCCCGGGGCGGGAGCATAGTGAACAACCTGACTGTTGGTGATGCCTCGCCCAGTGATGACGGCACCAACGGCACGCCGCGCACTGCGAACGAAACGCGCGCCAAGAACATCGGCGCCGACTACTACATGAGGATCCTGTAATGCCGTATGCCGCCGAGGGCTGCATCAGCCATGACCCGATCGATGGGGGAGTCGAGATCACCGAGGCGCAGTACGCCGAGGGCCTGGCCGCCATGCTGGAGGGGCGGCAAATCTCCATAGCTGGAGGTTTTCACGTTGCTGAGCCGCCAGCACCGGCCGAGCCAGATCACGAGCCTGAGATTCCAGTCGCTACCCGTTTGCTGCAGTGGCTGCGGCAGGAGTGCGATCGCCGCCTGGCGTTGCTGCGTCAGGACTATCCCGACTCTGAGGTGCTGAGCTGGGATAAGCAGGAGGCTGAGGCGCGGGCTGGTGGCGGGCCGCTGGTAGCAGCTCTGGCCGCTGCACGCGGGCTGGATGAACAGGAGCTGATCCGCCGGATTCTGGCCAAGGCGGATACCTTCGCGGTGATCAGCGGCACGATCATCGGCCAGCGGCAGGCCCTGGAGGACCAGGTGCGCGCTGGCGCGCTTGAGGTGGAGTGGCCTGAGGTGGGCCTGCCCGCTCAGTCGTGAGGCCTGGCCTCTGCTCTGCCGATGCTCAAGCAGGCCGGCGCCTGGATGTTGATCCTGGCGCCTCCTGAGCGGTACTCGATCAGGGTGATCATGATGCCGGCGTTCAGCTCTTCCATCAGCTGCTCGGCAGTGGTACCCGGCTCGATCTTCAGCTGAATTTGCTGGCCAGGTGTGCGGGTAACGGTCAGTCCCATGTCATCGCCTCCGTGCGTTGAGTGATAGCAGCATAGACCGCCAATTCTCGCCCGCCAGGTGCAGGGCTGAATCTTAGCCAGGGTGGTCTTCGGGGCTGGGTGCCAGCAGGGCGCCTGCGATGCGGCGCAGCTCGGCATGGGCTGCTAGCCGTTCCTCAGCCGTCAGCGCCTCTTCGGCGAACGCTTCGGCCGCTGCCTCGGCGTCGAGGATCTGCGCCGCTGCGAACTGGCGGGCCACCCGATTGGCCAGGCCCTGGCGTACCAGCTTGTTACCCATAACCACCTCTCAACTTGTGCTGGCGGATTGAACCCCGCCGGCCGCATCAATTCAACCGCCCGCCTTGTGCGGGCTTTTTGTGCCTGGAGGAATTATGACGCCACGAGAACTACGCAACGGCCCGGTGTCCGAGGCGCTATTGCTGCTGCCCGCGAAGATGACCAGCCCGCAGGCAGAGCTGATGCTGCTGGCGATCGGTCTGCAGGAGTCCGAGCTCAAGCACCGACGTCAGCACGGCAATGGCCCGGCGCGTTCGCTGTGGCAGGGGGAGCAGGGCGGCGGGATGGTCGCCGGTCTGCTCGGCTTCCATAACCAGGATGTGCAGGACCTGGCGCGCGGCCTGTGCGCCGTGCGTGGCGTGCCGGCCCAGCCGCGTGCCGTCTGGGAAGCGATCGAGCACGACGATGTGCTGGCGGCTGGCCTTGCTCGCCTCCTGCTCTACACCGATCCGGCCAAGCTGCCGGGGCTTGGTGACGAAGAGGGCGCCTGGCAGCTGTATCTGCGCACCTGGCGCCCCGGAGCCTTCACCCGGGGCACCGCCACGAAGCGCGCAGAGCTACGGCAGAAGTGGGCGAAGTACTACGCCCAGGCCCTGGAGGTGGTGCGGTAATGGCGTGGGTGAGGTTGGTTCCGCTGTGGGCCTGGCTGGCCGTTGTCCTTGGACTGTGGACAGTGGTTGAGGAGCTGCGTCTGGCGAATCTGCGAGGCGAGCTGGTAGCCGAGCAGGCTGCACACAGCGGCTACCGCGCCGAGGTGGCCGAGCGTGATCGCCGGGCGGCGGTGGCGGCTCTGGCTGAAACGAAGCGCCGCCAGGTGGCGGCCGAAGGGGTAGAGAAAGATGCTCAAGGGAAACTTGGTCAGGCGCAAGGCGATGCTGCTCGGGCTGGTGATGCTCTGCAGCGCCTGCAGCAACGATACGCAGAGACTGAGCAGCGAGCCCGCCAGTGCGGTGATGCCATCACTGCCCAGCTCAGCGCGGCAGCAGAAGCCGGCGCCCGAATGCGTGCCGAGCTGCTCGGGCGGCTTGGAGCGGCTGCTGGATTCTATGCTGCTGTCGCCGACGACAGCCGAGTGAGGGGGCAGGCCTGCGAGGCTTCCTACGACTCTCTCATGCAGTGAAGAGACGCCAGCTAAGGTGCGCCAACAGCCGAGCGTTACTGATCGAATGAGCCGCCTTTATGAATCTGTTCGAGTACCTGCTACCCCTCCCAAGTGAACTGCTGCAGGCCATGGTCAGGGGCGAGGTCGATGTGCAGGCGGTGGTTGGGGTTGAGTCTGCGGCAGCCATCTCGAGTGTGGGGAACTGAGAGGGGCGCCACCTTGGCGCCCCTTCAGTTAGTTGAGGAAAATTATCTGCAGAAGTAGCTGCAGGGTCCGTAGTGCCTCTATTAGCACCATCAGCAAAAGAGCCGTATGCATGAACTTCCTTTCGGCTTGGCCTAGGACTTGGTGGCGCGCTGACGTGTGTGCTAGGTTGTATTAGCGTGTATACATTAGCAACGTGTAGCGAGTGCGGCTCCGGCGGTCCAGATTCAACCAGTTGCAGCTGCGCTATTAAATGAAGCCGACCCAGCACCACCTGGGTCGGTTTTTTATTTTGCAGCCCACCTATGGAAAGCATAGCGGCAGCTTCTGCATGTCAAGCCTGTCGAGTGGCTGACCAGACATTACCTTTCGTCGGCATGCTGTCTGGAGTCTGCCCCATCTGGTTTTGCGCCGCTCCGGAAACTTTACGCGTTATCGCGGTGTAATCAGATCTGCCCCCTGATTTCGGACATTCCCCACTGCCCGGTCTACCGGATACCACTCGAAGTCCTCTGCCTGGCGCCCTTGATGCAACACCAGCTGCTCTGCGCGCAGGAGAGTAGTAGCTGGGTCCAGCCACTCCCGGGCCAGGTCCGGAGCTAGCACCACCGGCCGGCGGTCGTGCACGTCGACCATGCCGCCCTCGGCGTCAGCAGTGATTATCACGAAACCGTCGCCAACACGTGACTCGCCCCCATCTTCCGGAAACTGGCCTATTGCGGCGAAGAAGCAGGGCGCCCGGTCGCGTAGGCGGATGAAGTAGGGCTGCTTGTTCTTCGGGTCGGTTTCATCCTTCACCCACTCATACCAGCCATCCGCCGCCACCAAAGCGCGATGCGGCCAGATCTGACGGAAGTAGTTGCCCTCCGCCACCTTCTCGCCGCGGGCATTGATCGGCGGGGGCATCTTTCCCTTCGCCCATTGCGGCATCCATCCCCACCTCACTGCGGCTACCACCAGGCCGCCGGTCGAACTGTGCAGCAACTGCACCTGCGTGCCCGGCGCCACGTTGTAGCGATCGATTGGCTCGTCACCGACCAGGCCGATCACCTCCTGCTCGCTCTCAAGCTCCCGCAGATAGTCCCGCATGCCTCGGTACTGGGCGAACCTCCCGCACATCCTCCCACCTCCTGTCGTTCGACGTTGACGGCAGTCTGCTTGCCAAATACTGTATTTGTATACAGTTAATTCAGGCATTCAACCGTGGACAGCGTTACCATCCTCGGCCCCGTCGCTCCCTCGTCGGTCACCATTCCCTTCTTTCTGCCATCCGTTCCGGCCGGCTTCCCAAGCCCTGCCCAGGATCACCTCGAACAGCGCATCTCGCTGGATGAGCTTTTCGGCCTGCATCGCCCGCAGATCTACCTGGTGCGCGTGGCCGGCAACAGCCTGCAGGGGCTCGGCATCCATGATGCCGACCTGGTGCTGGTCGACAAGGCGCTCACGCCACGCCGCGGCGACGTCGTGGTGGCCTGCGTGAACGGCGAGCCGCTGCTGAAAATCCTTGGCGGCGACAAGCACCAGGTCATCCTGCTGTCCGCCAACCCGCAGTACCCACCGCGCTACATCATGGAGTCCGAGGAGTTCCAGATCTGGGGCGTGTACATCGGCCTGTGCCGGGTAGGGCGCGCCAGTGGCTGA